GCCGCTAATCCATACGTCTCGGATACCGTGTCTTGGTCTAGGATCGTACTCTTGTCCAGGAGCTTAATAGCCCAACTTCGACCGTTGGCCCAGGAGTCCGGCGCTTCGGCCGGCAGGAATACTCCCAACGGTTGAACGGGTAAGCCTTCAATCAGCATGTACGGACGGAGCCGCGCGCTCAACCAGTCGATAGTCTGATTCACGTCTTTCACCGTCAGCGAACCCGCACCTTTGACTACAGCATTAGACAGCCAATCAAGCTTGCCACCGGTAACACCATCTAACCTGGCCAACGGAGAGTCATTCTGGTCCAAAACGTCAACGTAAAATCTGGTGTTCCTGTTACCGGTCAGGATCTCCGCCGGAGTCAGGATCCGAACCGGAATAAGAGGAGTCAGCGCTAGTCCGGAGGCTTCAAGAGTCAGAGTCAGATCGAGAGCGGTCGACCCACCGCCACCCGGAGAGTGCCCAACACCATTCAGGCCGAGAGTCAGACCTACATTGGCCGAGCCCTTTCCGATCGCCTTACCCGTAGCTGCAACGCCCAAGGTGACATTCGGTCCGCCCGATGTCCCTTTCTTGACGGACTTCCCGACCCCAGCAACGCCTAACGTCAAACCGACATTGGCGGTGCCCTTGCTGACGGTCTTCTTCCCGGTTGCGGCCAACCCAAGGGTAATGTCTAGTGCCGAGCTTCCTTGATTGGCAGCCTGGCCGAGGACCTCTACCGCAACACCAACCCACTTCTGTCCGGAAGGGGTCGTCATGCCGGTTGTCTTCGCCGCAGCGGTTCCGGCATCAGTTACATAGGCGCCAAAGAAAGTCGCCGCGCCGGCAACGTCTTGCGCCATTAGCTCCGTACCGGCACCCGAGGATGGCGTAATGCTATTGATAGTCCGCCAAACGCGGCCGGTGATAGTACTTTCGTTCCAGTCACAGAAGTACTCGACAATGGCCGAATTGGCGACCGTCGTAGTCAGGGCAAGAGATGGAGCGCTAGTGCCGGCATTACCCTTGCTAGTGGCCCCGATCCCAGCCGATCCAGACCAACGAGTAACTTGAATCGCGCCGGGCTGGGCGCTCCCGCCATTACTAACGGATACGTTGAACGTCTCAGCAGTCGTAGCAGTAGCGGTCCAAACATACAGGACGCTATTGGACGTCAACTGGTGCGATTGCTTCAACGTCCAAGTGAGGCTGGTCCCCCCGGTTGGAGTATTGAAGTTCTCCGACGAGGAATTGTATTCGCCCTCTACCGCCGCACAGACTAGCTTGTCGCCAACAGCTGTTGTTACGCTAATGCTCTTCGGCCAAGTACCGTTGAATGCACTAGTGTAGGTAGCGACCCTAGTGGGCGGCGTAGCCAATGTACTAGACCGCCGTAGCGGTGACCGTCAGGGCGGTGATCTGGTAATCACCGGTGGCGTTGTAGGCGGAGTCGCCAGTCAACGCCTGGTTGCCATAGAACGTTCCGGCCGTTGACGCGCTGAACAGAAGCACGTTGGTAACCGAAGCGGCCGGCGTCCCGGTAAAGGCCAGCGGGACGTTGGTAACGGTAATGACGCTAGGAGACGCCGTTGTGGGCGTTCCAAGCGTCAGGAGAACGCGCGCCGCGCTGTTCTCCGTACCGGACGTTGTGCCGCTTCCAAGAGCGGCGTAGACCACAGCCTCATTGCCGTCATCCATGAGGGCTTTGAGACCGGCAGCGTTAAGTGACATGGGATCCCTTCCTATCCAACATTCTCGTCGTAGTCTACTAGCGTCAGGACGAATCCGAATGGGTACAGTACCGAGTCCGCATTGTAGTCCACGCCGACATCACCCAAACTAGCAAAGATCCTACGGCCGGTGTAATCTCTCCAAAGCACTACGCCGGTGGTCAAGGCCAACGCTTCCAACTCTTGCGGTTCCGAGGACATCCCGCCCCGGCTTGGCGGGTACAGGACTCCTTGTGTGTCCAGGACCAATCGAGTTGCTTCCCCGGAGAGCTCGACCGGGTTTGCTCGCCCGGCGAAATGATAGGTGTCCTTATCGCGCCCAACGGTAGCTCGGTTCGACAAACGCGCCCGCATTCGAGCAATATCGGTAAAGCTGCTGCCAGTACTAAGGAATCCCCAATGCTCCTCGGCGGTTGTAACGGCTACTTCACCACTCAACGCAGACGAGGCTCCGGTCGAGAGGATAATGGCGCGATAGTTATTGATGCCCCGAATTGTTGGCATGGTATCAGTCACAATAGCCACTAGCGGAGTCCCCGCCAGAGGGACGCCCGTGACCCAAGTCGCCCATTCACCGCCGTTGATCTGGCGCTGGAGGTCCACGCTGGCAATTGGTAGCGTCACGCCCCCCACAGCATCGGCACCGGTGATCATGATGACCATTCGGCCCCAATCAGCCGTATAGCTAGCCGTGAGGGTGACACCAGCCGGCGGCAGATAGGTAACCAGGAACTCTTCGCGCTCGGTCCCGGATGCAATAGATTGCAACCCTACGGCGCTGGTAACATACACACGGACGCCGTAAGTTTCACCATCAAGCAACGTTGCGCCGAACGTTACGGATGCGGTGGTTCCAGTCCCCGCTTGTTCATCTACTAACGTCGCATCGCTGAAGTCGGACAAAGCACCTTTGCGCCATAGATAAGCGTGCCAAGCCGCTTGCGCGCTGCTTTGGGCTTGGAAATACGTCCAATCGGCAGTCAGCGTTGAAGTCGCATACGAGCCGCCGGACGGGCTCGATATCGTTGAGGTCGGCCGCGCGCTAGTGGTGAACGAAGCATCAGCGGAGTAAGCCCCGATTGTACCGTTCTCGCCGGCCGTCGCAACATGCCAAGTAATCGTGTGGCCATTGGTGAGCGTAGCGGCCGTCAATGTAAACGAGGATGTCCCGGAAACCGTTGGGCCTACAGTGGTATACGAACCGGCATCTATCTTGTATTGGGGTTGGTACTTGCTCTGTGGCGTTCCGTCAGTTGGATTGTGAGTCCAAGTAAAGACGATTGCTTCAGCGGCGTCAAGCGCGTTACCTGACGGAGCGAGAGCAGTTGGCGGTCCTGCCGTGCTCAATAGGACGATGGTCGCGGACTCATTGGAGTAGCTAGAGTTCAGCGTTGTCCCGGAGCTAGTTCGCGCCCGGATCCGGTACTTATGAGTGACGGCCGGGTTTGGGGCAACGTGATCCCACGTCGTAGTTCCGGTGGCTACGTTAGTGATTTCGGTATACGCTCCGCCGTTCTGCGACTCCTCAATCCTAACTGTATATTCGGAGTAGTTGACGTTATTGGTCCACGTTAACCGGATGTTACCGCCGCCAAGTTTGGTCGCCACCAAAGATGTCGGAGTGCCGGGCGTAGTCCAGATTGCCGCAGCGGTCGCGTATCCGACCTCAACACCGTTAGGGCCATTTGCAGACACCCGATATACGTACTTATGGTTCGCAGAGGTAGTTGTGTCGCTGTAGGACGTCACCACGCCCAACGTAGCGATAAGCGCGTATCCGCCTCCGTCGGCCGAACGATACACTTTGACGTTGGAGTACGGCGCGTTCCCGGTACTATTGTTGGTCCAGTTGACCGTATGCTGCGTATCGCTAACTCGTGTTACGGTACAAGAAGTTGGCGAAGCAACGGTTTGCGGGATCTGTGGTAGTGCGGTAGACAAGCTAGCGGTTGACGTCGCGCCGGATGAACCGTGGTGCGAGCCCGACATACTTATGTTGCCATTACCATTCACATCATGGTTGATGACAAACTGCCCGCTCCCGAACCCACCCTGGGCGATCGTATTGACGAATGGGTAATCTCCGGAGTGCGAGTGCCCGCTGTTGAAGACGTGTGGAAGAGAATTGCTATAGACCGAACTGCTGTTGATGGCTACCGAACCAGCTTCGATCCGGTGGCATCCATCCCCGGGCGCGAAGTTAACGGCCCAACACCAGTTAACGGTGGAAGTCCCATATCCTGCGCCGCCGGTGTAACTCTGTCCGGCCAACCACCAGAAGATCCGGTTTTTGCCATTGAAGACATCGTTGCCTCCAGTAGCTTCGCCGCCGGTCATTGAGCTTCCACCAACCCTCTCCGGCTATCGTTACGCAGACGGTCAATGAAGTCGAGCAAGTCTTGGACATCACGGATCGAACGCAAGTCATCCAACGGAACGTTAATGTTGACCTCGGTGTTACTTGTATTGTTCGAGCCCGCTGATCCTACTCCGCTGGCCCCGCCCATCCCGGCCGACAACCCAGCGCCGCTAGTGGCCGTTCCTACCGTGGCAGAGAAGTCGGTCGGTAGGGCTCCGGAGACCCCCGCCAAGGCGCGGGCGGCAGCGGTCTGTACCATACCGATACGATCTTCCATTCCTTCCGCGAAGCCCTCCATCAGAGCGCGCCCAGCATACAAGGTGTATCCACGGCCGGAGAATGGACCCCACTTAGCGGGCGAGAATGGCAATAACCCGCGCAGTTGGGCCATCTTATCTTGCACCCATCCAATAATGCTGCCCCAGATTGATTGCAGGCCATTCCACAGCCCTTGGAGCAAGGACCGGCCGGCACCGAAGAGCGCAGATCCAAGATTCCCCAGCGCACCAATCAGCCGACCGGGCAATCCCTGGACCCAGTTGATGAGTTCTTGAGCCTTGGCAATCGCCGCGTCCTTCATCTGGTTGAAGATATCGCGGGCTCTGTTGACTATCTCGCTGAAGTTGTTGACGATTGAGACAACTTTGTTACGGGCATTGGTAAAGGAAGCTACAACAGCATCCCAAACAGCCTTGACTACGCTAAGGACCTCGGACATACGAGCCGAAATCCAGTCCTTAACGAAGTTGAAAGCTGCAACGATGGGGACAACAATCCATCCCCACAGAGCATTCCAGATCCCACGGACAGCGGACGCGAAATCAGATAGCTTGCCCCCGATCCAAGAAAGCCCTGCGCCGACTACGTCAATGATAGCCTTGAATCCAACGGAGACCGGTACGATGATGAACTTCCAGAGCGCATCCCAGATAGCCGTCACGCCAGCCCAGAAGGCTTGGAACAAGCTACTGATGACGGTAAAGGCCAGTCCGACTATCGCGGCGATAAGGTCGAAGACCGCCTTTGTTACCGGCCAGAGGAAGTTCCACACGGCCATGAACCGAGAAACCCAAGCCTCGACAACGGCCATGAGTGTCTCGAAGACGAACTTGCCAACCTGGAAGATCGCATAGAACGGCGCGATCACAACGGCCGCAATGACCTTCCCTATGGTCATCAGGACATTGATGAAGCTCTTGAAGCCGGCGACTAGACCTGGGATAGCGGATATCACCGCCGCTATAACGGAAATCAGAACCGAGAAGATAGGCCCGATGATGTTCAGGAGCAGCGGGATGATGAATCCCAATGCCTTACCCAGAACGTTGAAGATAACCTTGCCGACTTCAAGGAACGCTTTAGCGATTGCAATGATCGTGGGCATGGCCGGCTCGATAGCCGCTCGCAACTTCTGCCACGCCGGTAGCACTCGGTTCTGAATGAAATCCCCGATCGCCTTAAATGCAGGCGCCAGGTTCTTCATCAAGGTCTGAGCGATTTCCTTGACTGCGGGAACGACTTGATTCTTGAAGAATTCGGCTATTGGCCTAACCACCGCAAGGATGGTCGCAAAGATCTCCTTGGCCACCCGACCGAGGTTGCCGAGCAGATCTCGAAATTGCTGGCTGTTGTCATACGCTAGCTTGACGGCGGCCGCAATCCCAATGATGACCGCAATGATGCCGCCAATGATGGCCGCTATCTTGATAGCGGCAACTGAGGCCGCCAGCCCAGCTATCACCGCTCCCACGCCGGCGATAACCGCAATCAGACCAAACAAGGCCGCGCCGGCAACGGCAGCGAATGCGATCAGCTTCTGCCACTTGGGGTCTAGCGCGCTGAACTTGTTGACGAGCATAGTGATGAACTCGGCTGCGGCGCGAATGGCCGGCAAGAGCGCGGTCCCAAAGGCGATAGCAGCCGTCTCGACGCTTCCCTTGAGTTGCTCGATCGCTCCTGAGACGTTGTCCAGCCTAGCGGCCGCCACGTCTTGAGCGGAGACTTCGCCCATGGCGGTAGCCATCGCGTTGAAGGCTTCGGCGCCTCCACCGGCGATAACCGCTGCCGCCCGAATCGCATCGCTTCCGAAGATGACTTCGAGCGCCATTGCCTTCTGCGCATCGGTCATACCCGCCAAGGACTTGTTCAGGATCCCGGCGACGTCAGAAAGCGACTTTAGCTTGCCGTGTTGGTCGAAGAACTTATTGGTACCGTCAGCGGTGACGATGCCAAGTTTCCTCATCAGGTCGGTTTGCTTCTTGGTACTCGGCTGAAGGTTTTGGAGCATTGTCTTCAGCGAGGTCCCGGCATCCGATCCCTTGATCCCGGCGTTCCCCATTAGCGCGATTGCGACTGCTAGGTCATCAAAGCTCACGCCAACAAGGTTCGCCACCGCACCGGCCTGGCTTAGCGCGAACCCGAACTCCCCCACGTCAATGGCAGAGGAGTTAGCCGCACCGGCAATCAGGTCGGCGATCCTCGGAAGGTCCGAGGCCGCCAGCGAGAACTGGTTCATCGCATTGGAGGCAATGGCCGCCGCCGCCGGTAGGTCAATCCCGCCCGCTGCCGCTAGCGCGACGGTAGCATCGGCCGCTCCATTGAGGACATCCTCAACAGACAGGCCGGCCTTGACCAACTCCTCCATTGCTTGCGCGGATTCGCTAGCGGAGAACGCCGTATCGGCACCGAGTTGGAGCGCCTTCTTGCGTAGCTGATCCATCTGGTCTGCGGTAGCACCAGAGACCGCACCAATAGCAGAGATTCGCTTCTCAAAGTCAATCGCCGCATTGACAGCGAACCCAATGCCGGCAGCAATAGCCGCTCCGGCTACCGCTGAAGCCGTAGCTACCTGCAGCAGCCCTTGGCGGGCGCTGGCCAGCGATCCGCCCCCTCCGCCGCTACCGGAGCCCGTAAAGCGTCCGAGGTCGTCACGCGCTTGGCCGATTCCCTTACCGTCATAATCGATCTTGATCTTACCTTCAGCGGAGCCAAGACTGTAATCGGCCATTCATGTCACCCCCTCTTGGCGGGATCAGCGAACCTCTGAGTTCCTAGCCATCGAGCCATAATCTGTTGCCGGGCCATAGCTATCTGGCTATCCGTCTTCTTGCTCTTGCCTTTGGACTGTCCCGCTTTCTCCAATTCGGACTCCAAAGCCGATCCAAAAGTGAACACCGCCCGATCGAAGTAGAACGCGGCCGGTTGCTCAGTTACCCCCAGGATCTCGCTAGGCCGACAACGGAATTGCTGAGATTGCAACCATGTAAACCAGACCTTATTGGGGTCCTTCACGAAACAAGGTCAGGTCGGATGAACCCCCGACCGCCCATTGCATCAGGAATACCTTATCGTCCAAGTCGATCAAGCGGACGGCAATAGCGTCCTGTTCCGTCGCCATCGCCTCACGCTTGGCGAACTCTTCATCGTTCTCCTCGCGTTTGACTCCGTCGACGTCGACCATCAGCCTGTAGTCAATCCAGACCTTTGGCTGCGTGACGACGTAAGCAGTCAACCGGTCAATCATCAGGAAGGCCGCATGTAGCTTGGTCTGATCGCCGCTGAGAAGATCAATGGCCGCCTTGGTATCCTCGGCCGTAATCTTCGGTGTGGACGCGATCCCCTTGAGGGACTTGGTGTCCAGGTGTTCCGTCTTGACGAGAGAAGTGAGGTCGTCGAAGCTATCCAACAGCCCCGCAGCAATCAAACCCTGAACCCCGGGCCGACGCGCCTGACAAGTAGCGCCGGAGGGCAAGATTAGATCTTGCAGGTCTGAGGATTTGCCTAGCGTGTACTTCGGTAGGTTGATAACCGACTTCTTGGCGGCGGGCATCCTAGTGCTCCTTTGGTTAGGTATTTGCAGTTACGCGGGGAACGGACCGAGAATGTTGACCGTGACGGTTGTCAGGGTCCCGCCGTGTACGAGGTTGATGCGGTTCTGCGAATCCATGAACCGTGTTGAGTTCGCGATGACGGCCTTCAGTTCGGTAGTAGCGAGCATCCCCGTTACCGCCACGATCCCGTCGGCAAATCCGGCGACGGCCGAAGACCCGACTGGAATCGGAGTCGTGGGATCGGTGACCTTGAACGGAAGCGCGCCACCGGTGGTTGTGGCGCCGTTCTTGTAGTGGATCTCGTAACGGGAGTTCGGCGCCGCAGTAAAGAAGTCCGCTGCGGATGCCGCTACATACAGCGGCGCAACGCCGGTAAGGCCGGGCTTCTGTACGGCGGTAAGTGTGAGGTCGGCCATTTGCTATTCCTCCTAACAGGACTAGACGATTGCGGTTGCGGTCTCGTTCTGGACCAGGTCCCAAACGACTCCGAAGTCGGCGCCCACGATGAGGCAGCCCAAGCCCTGACCGGACGCGCCCGTCAGGAAGAACTGACCATCCGCGAATTCGCCGCTGAAGTCGTCGGTCGCCTTACAGCGCCAAACGACCGCGTGGAAGTCGCCGCCGGAGTCTGAGATGACCTGGCCTTCGACGCGGAAGTACGGACGCTGATCCGTCTTGAGTTTCCGGAGTCGCTTGATCTGGTTGGGAGTTGTGCCGGTCAGCGTGAGAGTTCCGCCGTACATGGCCTGTACGGCTTCCAAGCTAACGCCTCCGCCTTCCAACTCCCAGTTGACAATCGGACCATTGCCATGGGTGGCGACCAGACTGTCATCGCCGCGCAGTTCCTCGAAATCCTCGGTCTCTGCGAACGAGAACGTCCGGCTGTTCGGCAAGTCAATCCGAGACGCCGACAGAACCGTTGCCGTAGCATCGGTATACGGTGTGATCTTCACATCCCGCAGGCCGAAGGGCAATGGGATGGGCATCGTCATAGCCTTGCTCCCTCCTTTTGTTGTCTTGCGGCCGACGAGACGGGATCCCGGAACCGCTTGTCGTCGAGACGCTCACCAGTAAGCGTCCAACGGTGGATCACCACCACCCCGCTACCAGCACCACAGAAACGCGACGAGCATTTGATCTCGATGACGCCATCGAGGATCTCGCCGTGCTTCTTGTTCTGGCAACGGACGTCCATCTACTCCTCCGGCCCGCCAATGTTGAACTCTTCCTCGTCGTCAACGATCCAGAACTCTTCCGAACCGGGACCAACGAGCTCGAATTCGTGTTGCTGAGACCGAAGAACCGTCCGGGCGCGCTCCTCGTCTCCGGCGGCGAACTCGACGACAGTCTCCCAATCGATATCGGATCCCGGCGTCCAATTGAGAGAATCCCCGGATTCGTCGCCCGGAACGCCGGAGAGGTCGCCGCGAGTCAGGACGCGACGGTCGGCAGTCCCTTTGTATCGCACACGAAGAGTCTCCGGCTCCTCGACCTCTTCGGTTACAGCTTCAGACGGGTCCTCGGGACGCGGACCAGTCTCGGTAATGAGCTTGTCGTCCATCATCAACTCCCACTCGCGGTAATGGTATGACTAGTCCATCGCGTGTAAGCGCGATAGCCGTCGTCGTACAGGTCGTCGCTATCCCCCTCGTAGTCTACCGACAAGACTGCTTCCGTCGGTGACATCCGCACGCCCTCCAAGGAAGGAAGGCGAGTTCGAATCTCAAGGATTGCGTTTACAATTGGAACGTAGTCCGGCTGCCGATTGTACACCCAACATTGCAACCGTACCCTATTGACCCGTCCGATCCCTCTGTTGGTGGTCCCCCAACGGATTACTAGGAATCGCTCTCCGGCCGGTCCATCAACGCTGAAGTTGGGCGAGATCGTGTTCTCGTCAAACCCAAGACCGGTCAGGACAGGCGAAGCTACATAGAGGGCGAACACCGCCTGGCGAAGCGTAGTACTGGCCATTATGGCATCCCTCCCCCGAGCTTTCCGAACAGCTTCCCCAGTAGCCGCATGGTATCCGGCCCAAACTGTTGGATGGTGGGAATGATCACCGCGTACCTACCCGCCCAGCGGACCTCCAGGAAGATACCATAGGGGACACTATGGAATAGCCGGATGGAATGGGACTTTCTCGGCACCCAACCTACTTCGGTGCGGAGTCCGCTGCGCGCGTTGCCGGTCCGGTCCGTCCAAGGCGCCGTTGTCTTCATATGCGATTCGGCCTTAGTGGCCTGATATGACATCACCGCGTGAACGGCTCCATCTACCTTGTCGTCAAGGGTAGACAGGTTCCGGCCCAATGGGTCGGTATCGAAGTCCAACGACATCCTGAACATAGGCTTAGGCACGGCGTACCACCGCCGCCCGTAGCTCGTATTGGTTGGAGGGATAGATCTCGGCGACCTCTAAGGTCCCCGTTCCGTCCACCCAGAAGTCCCAGAGCTCGACGATAACGGCGGGATGTCCCAGCAAGATGAGGTCAACCAGCCGTTCCACACCGTCGCTGGTTTGGACTCTACCCGGGATCGTATTGCGAGCCGTGGATTGGTCTATCAACCGGAGGGTTTGCGGGGCGCGCGGCGTTCCATTGACGAAACGAGTTCCGGACCCATCCTTATGGCGAGTCCTCGGAGTCAATACAATACTGCTTGGGTTAGCCGCTATGAATGCAACCGTATTCGCTATCTGGGCGGCGAGCTCGCCGGGCGCCAACATTAGGGCCTAGCCAGTTTGCGAATCCGGATCCCTGGCCCAAAGCCGTCCGGCGGCTGCGTTGCCGATATCGCGCGTAGGCGCATACCCTCAGCCATGGAGAGGTATTGCTCGTACAGGTCGCCCATCTTCCGGCTGCTGCCGCCCTCAGAGATATCAACGAGTCCGGCTGCGCCAGCTGCCTTCTGCGTCCAGACCTCAAAGGCGGCAGCGTATTCATTCGAGCTGTTGTCAAGAAGCGTAGCCAAAGCCAAATCGGTGTAGGGGGCAGCATCGTTGGGCTCCGCAATCAGCAACCGCAACGCCGCGATCTCTTCGGCCGTAGCCATATCTGCCTCCCAACCGTCCTATCAGGACCGGTGGAGGGACGGGCGTCGGGCGGCACCGTCCCTCCGGATCCGGCTACTCGGCGAAGTAGTCCGTCAGCGCGGTCGCCATCTCGGCAACCGTACCCTTGCTGAGGGCCGCGTCGGGATCCTCACGGTTCACCCGGTCGATCTCCGCCTCCAGCTCTGCCTTCTTCATGGCGTTGAAGTTGGGCGGCGATTCCTCGACCTGTTCGCCCTTCAGCGCGGCGAGCTCGGCCCTCAGCCGTTCGTTCTCCGACTGGAGATTGGCCTGGTCGCCGGGCGTAAGGCCCTGGCCATTGAGCTCGGCCGCCGCCTTCCGCTCAGCCGTTTCGAATTCGACCAACGCATCCGCATCCGGCGGGTACGCGTCGTCAATCCGCGCCTCCAGGGCCATTCCGTGCGCCCCGAGTTGGCGAAGGTAGTGACGGTCCTCGTCGGTGAGGGCTTGGTCCAATGGAACTTGGCGAGACATTCCTTCATCCTCCAAAAGGTTCCGGCCATTAGGTGGAGACCGGAGTCTCCACCCTCAGCTACCGATCAGGCCGACCAAGCGAAGGCGGTCGGAACGGAGTAGGCGCCAGCGGTCACCTTCATGACCGCAGCCTGGCCGCGACGGCCGATGCCCGACCCCATACCCTTGATGAAGTACGAGTCGATCAGCGGGTACGCCGAGTTATTGCCCGGCTTGAGAACCAGACCCTTGAGCGTGGATTGGGAGTGCTCGCGAAGACCGACGATTCCGAGGTTGGTGTTTCGCCCGAGCGAAGCGGCGGCGACCATCCATCCCGACGGAATGTTGCCATTCTCGATGATCAGATACGACCCGTAGGTCCCGACCACGTTCATGCCGGCGAACACGTTCTGGGCCTGACCACCAGCGGCGACCTCCCAGCCAACTGGAAGCAGGAAGCCCGTTCCGGTAGCCGGAATGAAGTCGTAGACCGCCGTCACCGCGTTGTTGTTCACGACGCCGCGTCGGAACGTCTTGATGACGTCCGCCTCGGTCTTGTTGACCAGAATGAGCGGCGTATAACCGTTCTGCTGGTCGTAGCCGTGCTCGGTGATGAGAGTCACCAGGTTGTCGAGGTCCGTGCTGTCCAGAGTTGCGGCGCCGGAAGCGACGTAGTGGGTATGGGTAGCCGGGTTGAAGGTAACCCCGTTGTACGGCGGGATGTACGCGGAGTCGGCATTGTAGAGCGCCGTTACCGTGTACGCCACGTCGTTCAGGTTGGTGGTCCGGTTGGCGCTGTTGAAGATGGCCTTCATGGTCAGCTCGAACTCGAGCCGGTTCTCGGCCTCCATCGCCATCTGGAACACGGCGTCGATCTGCTGAGCGGAGGCGCCTTCCGTGTTACCGTTCCCGGCGAGGAACTGGAAGGTGTAACCCTGCCGCATGTCGTACCACTTGAACGGGAATGCCCTTTGCGCGACGACCGGCGCCGGACGAACCGACATCGGGATGCCGTACTCAGTAGCTTCCTCGAACCGCTCGGTCCCGGCCTGGACGATGTCCTCGATCGCATTGCTCACCGAGAATGACAGCAGGTCCACAAGCGGAGTCCGCTGCGCATTGAACGTCTCGAGGATCGCGTTGAACCCGGCCCAGATCGCGTTGAGGTCCTGGCCATCGCGGGTCCTGACGAGGATATCGCCACTGGTTGCAATTCCTTTTGCCATTAGCGTCTACCCTCCTTGTTACGTAGTCGAGACCGGGCAGCGGATGACCAAGCGGTTGAGCTCGATCACACGGCCGATCACCTTGCCGGCGGCCGAAGCAATCAGGCCGGTGGAAGCGCCTGTCGCCACGGAAACGATTGCGCCGGCCACAAATGCAGCACCGGCCGTGGTGGTGGCGTCCGCGATCTCGCCGTGAGTCATGACGTCAATCATGTCGCCGGCCGCCATCGCGCGAACGGGACAGATCACGCCGATGATTGCGGTTTCCGCCGCGCCTCCGATAGCGACCTGACCCGAGCTGTTAATGGACACAGCCTGGATCTTGTCCTTGTCGGCCACGAGAATCGCTGCGGCCAACGGCGCCCGGAAGCCACCCGATACCGGGTCGTACTTATCAAACCTTGACATTGGGCCCTTCCACTCCCTTCCTGTATCGGGGGCTTCCCTTGCCCCGTATGCGTTAGTTCAACTTCTGCCTCAGCGCCGGGAATCGCTTCGCCAAAGCACCCTTGTCCGGCTGCGCCCCCGTTTGCGGCGCAATCCCGCTATTGGCGGGCATAACACCGGGCGGGGGAGAGTTCCCCGTACCGGCACCTTGGCCCTGCTCTTCAGCGGGCTTCGGCTTGAGCAAGAAAGGATTTGCCTGGGCCAGGGCCTTCAGCGCATCCTTCATCCCCGTTACGTTGCCTTCGGCGTCCACCAGGACCTTTGAGCGGTCCAGAAGCTGAAGCGCGGCGGCCGGGGAATGCCAGTCATGCGTATTGTCGGTGAGGAATGCGTTCTCGACGCGCAGCGCCTCGTTCGCAGCCTTGACTGCCGTCATCGCCGTCTGGGTCTCCGTCAAGTCACGCTGGAGCTTTTGAAGCTCCGGCATGTCTTTGTCGCGCAGCTGCTTAAGGGCAGCGTCGGTCTCGCTGAATCGCTTATCGGCCGCCTGCAACTGGGCCTTCAGCCGGTCGTAATCCCCTTGACTGACGGCGCTCTGTCCGTCGGCCGGGGGAGTAACCCCGGTAGTCCCGGTGGCGCTCTGTCCACCCGTTGCTGGATCGGTTCCCGTTCCCTGGTCGCTGGCTCCGCCGCTCTGTGCGTCCCCAGCTGCGCCGCCCTGTGCGCCCAATGGGTCGGTCATAACTGCCTCCTGAGTATAGCCCGACGATACTCCCCAGAGTCTACTGGGGTTAGTTCACGTTGCGCATTGAATGGGACTCAAGCCCTACTTCGGCTTGATAGCTTGGCCTTCAAGCGTCTAAGCAACACCGCTCTGGTTTGACTGCTAGCGCCCGCTAGGCCATAGGTCTTGGCCAATGCCTTTAAGTCCGGGACCCGCATTCCATCCAATAACCTAACGTCCCGCGTGAAGTCTCCATACACGCGCTTCGCCGCGTCCAACTGGCCCGCCGTTAGCCCGTCCGTGCCCGTCCTCATGGACGTAGTGGCGGGAGATGGTCGCGAAGCCCTAATAGGGGGCGCCGTAGCGGCTCGAGTCCCGCCAGATACGCTCCTGGGCGGAGAAACCACCGGCTGCTTGGAGTTAGCGATTGCGCGCTGCTCGTCAATCCATTTATCGTACCCGCCGTTAGTGAGAGTATCCAAAAACTGATCCTCATCCACTTGGACCGGCGTCACGTAGCAGAAGCAATGTGGGTGTGGTTTCCTGGGGACTTCCGCTTTGGGAAAGATCCCCGCCCCCTGACGAAACTGATCCTCATGCGCGTAGTCGTCACAAACGTCCGATTTTGGGTGGCTTCCGCTCAAGTGCCATTGCATCGCGTGAACCCAAGGCTTGTCCTGCACCTGCTGCACGGCTACTGCATGGAAAGCATTGTTGATCTCAGAGCGCGCCAGACGCAAGGCCGCATACCGAACGCCACCCGGCGTATTGGGGTTGAACCAATCCACCGCCTCCGCAGCAAACTCGCGCGCGCTCTTGCCTTGGGCTAGAATGGAAGTGATCCGTTGGTCAATCCGGCTACCGAGCCAAACGACATTGTTGTAGATCCGTTGCGCCAGATCAGTGTAGCTATACCCCAT